GATACCGTTTTCTGTCTGAGTACTTTGGTCTTTAATAAGTATTCTGTCATTAGTTGCTAATGTAATACCATCAATAGTTTGACCATTAGCAAAGGCAGAAGCTAACGTACCATTCGCTGTTGTGGTTGCTTTTACAGAATCTTTGACATCTAATCCCTGAGAAACACCATCTACATAGGACTTACTTGCAGCATCAGTAGAAGCAGTAGGTGTAGCTAAATTTGTTATTTTTTGACTATTTAAAGATACAGCAGCAGAAGGAGCAGTCATCTGATCTAATCTATTTGCTTGAACTCCTGTATCAAAATCACTTATTTTTGTATGAGCTAACGAAGGAATATCATCACTTCCTAATGCTCTAAATGTAGGTGCAGCAGCACTTCCCGATGCAGGACCAGATAAAACAGTATTAGCAGTTCTAGTTGTTGCCTTATCAAAAAATGCTCCCTTACCACCAATAGCTTCGATAGATGTAGCAGATCCTCCTGCTCCTCCTGTACCTTTACCAATAATTAAAACTTCATCGCCTTCTCTAAAAGCTATTTCAGCATTTTCAAGAGAAGTTGGGTTAGACGATCCAGTTGATCTTTTTATTCTGATTGTGTTTGCCACTAAAAATTACCCCCATCGACAAGTTTAAGTGTAGTAACATTGTTATCTAATATAACCTTACCACTACTTTGTTGATAGTACATAACTGAATTATCAACTTTTGCACTGTGATCTAGAGTTAAGTCAAAACCAGGCCCTTGAGGTCCTGCTGTTGTCACCTCAACTGTAGTTACATCAGATACTTGGCTGACAGTAACAGAATTAGAATTGCTCATGCGGTGTAACCTTCACTTACAAATAGTTTACCCTCTAAATAATAGTTTTTGTTACCCCCTGGTTCTGTTAGTAATACGTCATAAAATAAAATATCTGGGGTAAAGTTTGCTGTGTCTGTATCAGCTAAATTCATGTCAATAATTCCATTACCTCTATCTGTATAAGTTATAGCCCAATCTGCATATTTTGTGGAGCGTGATTCATCATAAACCTGTGCCTCTACTGTATATCCGTTAAGGCTTATTGCCGTTCCAGTTGAATCTTTAAATGTCAACTTTATTGGGAAATCTGCTCTACGTTGAACAGTAAAATTCTTTTTTCCTGGAATTATTGCCACTAAACTCCAACCTCGTATGCTGTTAGAGTTGAAATACCAGCGTAATTTTGTGCTTGGTTAGCACCATCTTGTCCTCTGTTTAAATACCATGTATAACCCTCAGTACTTACAAAAACATTATAAGTTTGAGCAGAAGTTGAAGCAGGAGAGTCCATAGCATATACAGGTATAGTGATTAATGGTCCCGTGCCAGGATTACTTGTTGATGACATTGAGGGTGTTCTACTTCCTATTGTTCCTGTATGTTGATAACCAGTTAAACGTGTTGATCCATTTCTTATTTCAAAACCGCAATGAACATTATTTCCACTATTATTTCCAACAATAACTGCATGAAGTAGAATTTTGCTTGAATTTGTTGAAGGTGTGATAGTACAACTTAAACCAGTAATTTGATTATAATTTCCTGTACTAACAGCAGTGCTAAAATCATCAGTTTTGACTGTTTGTACAACTTGAATTACACCTCCAGCAGTAGCACCACTTGGTAGACCCCCTGCTGGAACAATTGAATTGACTTTAAGTTGACTCATAATTAGCTAGGTTCTGTTGGAAAAGTAACAGATGTCATATCTAAATTACCATTTGCATCTAGTTTAGGCGATGCACTAGCTGGTAAATCACGCAAACTTTGACGATATGTTTTCCAAGTATCTGAAAGTGTTAAATCAGAACTTGCTCTCCAATCACAAGCTGCCAATCTTTCATTTCTTTCTTGTCTTAATAATTTCATAGGTTCTAAATTATTTAACCTTGTAACTTCAGTATCTATTTCACTTTCTGTAGGTGCTGAACCAGAATCTAACCAAGTTAAACCAGAATAATCTGTACCTGTCCAAACAAATTCTGCTCCTGGTTTTAAAGAGATTAATCCATCTACTCTTGTATTTATCATGCTGAAACCTCCATAGCAAGAATTGTGCTTTTGCTGGAATTTTGATTATACTGTACCTTCATACTATTAGATGTGCTATACGATTTTAGTTGTATTTTATATGTTGTACTACTGGTTGTAGAAGGAGAATCAAGAAAACTAGCGGTATGATTCATATTATAAAAAATTCTACCATTTCCAGAAGTTCCAGCTTCTAAAACAGCAGCGTAAGGATATTCTATTATTTCAGATGAACCTCTAAGAAGTCTAAGGCCAATAGAAACCTCTTGTGAATTTACAAATGCTTGAATATTAGTTGTAGCGACAATAAGAATTTTGTTTGAAGTACTTGTAGGAGTAATAGAAACATTTAATGATCCAGCATCAGTATAACTTGTAGTTGAAATAGCTGTTGTTGCAGTGGTATCTACAGTTTGAACTGCTTGTAAAATTTTTCCAAGAGGAAAAGCTGAACCATCAGTTTCCGTTATAGCGTTAACTTTTAATGTACTCATGGCTTGGGATTAGCGTCTTTTACAGCTTTGATATGAGTAGCCCATGTGCCAGATGTTGTAACAGTTCCAGCAACTATATCTTTGTATAACATATCTAACTGATCTCCTATAGAAGCATAGGTAGTCGAACCATCGGTTGTTCTATCTGTTTGATATTTTATTGCAGCAGCTTCAGCATCTAAAGTTGTTCTTGCTGCTGTAATAAGACTGTTATCAAGCGAAATAGAATTACCGCTTGCATCAAAAGCACCTGTGCCATCGTCTATTGTTACAGCATTTGGATAGGCTTTTCTTATAGCTTGATGATCTAATCCCATAGTTAGTTTTTAATTAAATTATACATGGAAGTAATCATGCTGACACCTCCATTGCTGTAACTGATGAGATCATTGACGAATTGGTAGAATTATTAGTGGTATCATCACTTTGATTCAAAATAAGTGTTTGAGTACTAACTGATGTATGTCTAAGTCTAAGTCCGTAAGTGTGGGTGCTTGTATCGCCAGGTGAATCCATAAATATTATGGGTAAAGTGCTACAAAAACGAGAATTACTTTGAAAAATAGCAGCAGCAGTAACTCTTCCTTTACTACCATCAGCATCACCAATAGCATCAGTAAAAACACTGCCATCTTTATCAAGAACAAAATAGGTTGTTTGTCTATTTGCTACAATTTGATAAAATAACAAAATTTTAGAAGTACTTAAAATTGGAGTTATACTAACAGTTAAACCTGTAACAAGAGAAGATTCAGTTCCACTACTAACGCTTTCACTAAATACATCTTTTTTAACTGTTTGTTTTACTTGAATAATTCCACCACCACCGCCTGTTGGTACTCCCGCAACTGGTATTATGCTGTTGACTTTTAATGTGCTCATAGTTTAAACAACTGTCCAGGTTTCACCAGCACCAACTGTAACTGTTACCCCTGATTGTATAGTAATCGGACCAAAGCTGCCAGCGTTTTGTCCATTAGTAATAGTATAACTCTGTGTAACTGTTTGGTCATTTTCCCAAAAGATATTGTCACCTCCAGCACCTTGAGCACCAGCACCAGCAGCAGCCCAACTTAACGTTCCAGAAGCATCAGATACAAGAGCATAACCAGAAACAGCAGCATCAGCAGAAGGTAATGTCCAAGTCAGACTAGAAGAAACTGTAGCTGGTGCTTGAAATCCTACATAATGACTACTATCAGCATCAGCAAACCTAAGATCATTTTGTGCTTGGAGCGTTAATCCATTAGCATCAAATATCATCTGCTCTGTGCCACTAGAAGAAAATCCCATTACGTTTGCAGATTTTCTAAATAAACCTAAATCTGTATCTCCATCAAAACTTAAAGCTGGAGTTGATGCACTTGTAGAATTATCTATTAGCAACGCACCTGTCATTGTGCCACCAGATTTAGACAATAAACCTAAATTAGGTAAATCTATATTTCCTATTTCAGTAAAAGCACCGTTACTTGAATTTCTTATCTTTAAAATATTTGTAGTGGTATTCAAAAAAGGCATACCAGCTACACATTGACTTGATGCTAGGTCAGTAGATTTAGAATTACTTGATTGGATAGCAGCAAAAACATTATTAAGATCAGTTCTTACATTCGCTCCAGAAGCATTTTCAATAGTGTAATTAGTTACGTCAGCCACAATTAAATACTATTTTCCT